GAATTGTTTAGCGTAACTCGTGATGATATTCGGGATGCACAAGATCATCGTCTTTATGGTCATGGCGGTGGTGACATTCTTGGTGGAAAAGATAGAACTGACGTTGCACATCAATCACTCAACTTTTTGAGAACATTGTTGTTGTATGCTAATCACATTAACTTCAAAAGTCGTTTTACTGCTATTAAAGCATTTGAGTGGGCAGAAGAAAATATCTGCACTAAGTTTGCAGCGGTTGACCAAGTTGATCGTCTTGACATTCTTGCGGACAAGAAAGTAAAATTAGCATTAAAGTCTCACATTTATGCGTAAACCTTTTTTGAAATGGGCAGGCAATAAGTTCAGAGTCCTGCCTGAATTGCTTCCCCTCATTGGTGACCCCAAGCGGTATATTGAACCGTTTGGGGGTAGTTTGTCCGTCGCACTCAATATATCTGCGGACGAGTACATTCTTAATGATATCAATAAAGACCTTTATTGTCTCTATACAAATGTGGACAAAGAGTTTGTGGGTGAGTGTAGGGAACTGTTCACGGATGAGAACAACACCAGAGAAAGATACCTTGAACTGAGAAAAGAGTTCAATTCTGAGCAAGATTGCAGGAAACGTGCAAAACTTTTCTTGTATTTGAATAAACATGCCTTTAATGGATTGTCACGGTACAATTCTAAGGGAGAGTACAATGTTCCCTATGGCAAGGAGAACAAAGATTCAAAGACTGGTCGCATTGTAAAAACAAAAGCACACTTTCCAGAACAAGAACTCAACTATTTTAGAGATGTATTCTCAAATAGAAAGGTAGAGTTCTTTAATACATCATTCTCCGATGAAGCACTCTACAAAAATGTGAGTAGTGGTGATGTGGTCTATTTTGACCCACCATATATTCCAGTATCAGATACTGCATACTTTACTGATTATGCAAAGGAAGGATTTACTTATGGCCAGCAGATTCAGTTAGCAGAATTAGCAGAGTCTTTGTGTAATCGTGGTGCAAAAGTGATTGTGAGTAACCATGATACTCCTGTGAGTAGAGAACTATACAAAAAAGCACAAATCTATCCGATAGAGGTAAGTCGGTCCATCTCTGCAAAGGGTTCTAGCAGAAAAAAAGCAAGTGAACTGATTGCAGTGTACCAGTCTTAGAACTGTCCACTCTGCCTTTGAGTCTGCCCAACTCTGCCCTATAATACTAAGGTAATCAAGGGATGAGACCTCCATGAGCAACACCAACGTTTTCTACAAGGTTGAGATCGACACCAAGGATGCAGTGCAACCCATTATCTATTTCCGTAAGGCAAAGCGTTGTAAGACTGCCAAAGGTGCCGACCGTCAGCACAATCGCATTGTGAATGAGACTGTGAACGACTGGCGTCAGTTTGATGGTCAGATCACTCGATACACTGTTTCCCGTGTGCCAGCTGACGTAGTGGTCCATGGGGACATCCGTTGACCCCTTTCGGCACTATAATAAGTTCATCAACGCAAGAGACACCATGCAACTCCAGACTTCTGCCACTCAAGTTGATTTTTATCCTGTCGGCACCGGTAAGCGTTTTGTGAAACGTGTCATCTGGCACCCCACTGAAGAACTCTCTCAGCAGATGACTTCTTTCACCACCCGCACCAAGTCTGATGCAATGTATGACATTCGTCAATATATTGCAAACGGTGCTGAGGTAACTGACTTCAACACTGAAGCATACACCGGTTCTGATTACTCTCCTGTTTACTGCTGATGTTTACTCAAGAAGATCATGAGTTTATCGACTTTCTGTTTGGTAAACTCACCTGTCTGACTGACACTGAGATGATTGATTTACAGGATGATGACACTGCCGGTATTGATGCCCTTGAATTTGAACAATTAACTCTTTCATTATGAAAATGAAAAGCATTTCAATTGAACGTCTTGAGTATCTGATAGAGAGACTTGAGAATGCGGTTGAGGTATGTTATACCGCACCTGAGGATAAGGAAAAAGGTTATCCTTATGCCGCTGGTTATGCACGTTCTTGTTTGCAAGAGACTGCCGAACAACTGAAGGAACTAATCAAAAACGAAACCGGAGATTTGTACTGATGACTGCTATCACACCAATGACGAATCCTACTCTGTGGTATTCATGGTATGAAATTGTAAAAGAGGATGCACCCGAAGTTTTGGATGAATTTCTAGAGAATACTGCTGCCAAGATGGAGTTACCGGTTGATTATTTGATGCAGGAGTTTTTATGAAAGAGAAAGAGAAGTTAGTGATTGCACAACAGCAAGTTTCAAATCTTCTTCAACTCATTCAAGATAATCCATATGAGCAGTATTTAAACTTAAGACTTACATCAGTTTATTATGAACTCCAAAGACAAATTTCTTTATATTCTTGATTATTGGGTACCATTTCCTGTATCTGAGTATGGTGGATTGATCACATTAATTGCGGAGAGTGATCAGGATGCATTTCATATTTTATCAAATGAGGAGCAATTTGAGAGTGGTTATGAGAGTTTAATGATGGAACAGATTATCAATGCAACGAAGTTAAGGTTGGCGGAAGAGCATGAATCTGGTATAATAGATGTATTCTGTACTTAAAGAAATGAGTCAAGCACGTTATCGAATTGAGGAAGAAGGAACAAATGGATATAGTGTTTTAAGGTTCGGAATGACAAAAGAGGAATGTCAAGATGCATGGGAATATTATATTGCGACCGGAACAAATCCAGAAAGATTGAGAATTGTACGTGAGTCATGATTGAATTTCCACATCAATCCCCAAAAGGTTATTCTTATGAGATTCAACAGTTCAAGCGTTATGTATATGCTATTTGGATTGTTAATCACGGGGAGTTTTCTTATACAGATACATCTCCTAAATCAATCTGGGGATTCTATTCATCAAAGAAGAAAGAGTATTATGCTCCCATCGATTCAAAGAAAGTTGGTGCCATAGTCAGAATTGAAGATACAACTCCTTATAGTGCAATGCAACTCAAACTCACACCATTAGAACAATGTATGTACCAGAAGTAGATGATTATGTTGTATGGAAACAGAAATACTTTATTGATGAAGGATGGGTGTATTTCAAGTGTCCGCAATATATTACGATTGAAGTTGGAACAAAGGATAAACCAGATGAATTAGTTAATCTTCATAAGAAGACACATATACTTGTAGTTTGTCATTCACAATATTGGAAAGATCTTGAATATGTTAAGAACCGAAGAAATGAAGAAGATACTTAAGAACATCGATACTTAGATCCTTAAATCATGTAATCCCTCTTGCTTTAAGTGCCATTTCTCTTGCTTTTTTACTTGATGGTTTATATCGTCGGGCAAATGTTATATCAGAATAATCTACTTTTTCTTCATTGTCTTTCATTTCAAAAAAATACCATCCCTTACATTGTTTCTTATTGTTGATGGGACTAACGATAGATTGATGTATTGATCTTCTATCTTTACATTTTATATCTTTCCTTGCTAGTTCTTTACTCTCCCATTCTTTGTACAATCCATTTAATGTATAAGCATATAGTGGAGTCATATAATAACCTGTTTTATATGTTGGTAAGGTTTCATTTTTCCAAGACCATCTATAACCATAAGCAGAAAATCTTTCTCCATTAACACATCTACTAATAGCACTTCCTTTTTCATCACCATTTACAGATTTACTTGCATCTGATAATGATATGAAATGATCTATGACTTCTCCTTGTTTTGTATATTGGGTTATTCCTTTACCCCAATTGTAAGAAAGGTCTCCACCTAAAGTACAATTATATCCTTTGTGAAATGAATTAAACTTTTCTATGTAATGTATCTCTCTTTCTTTTACTTTATTGTCATCACATTCTTCCAATACTCTAAACTTAAAGTTTTCTGTCCCATACTTATTCATTGCTTTATGAATACGATACACAGGATTCTTACTTTCATATATGTGTCTTTTCCATCTTTTATAAGGATTTGCTTCTGTTGTTAGACCAATGTATAACTTGTTGTTGATATTGTTTGTAATACTGTAAATGTATCCCATTCTATAAAAGTGTGTGTTTGTGCTAATATTTATTTAATTGTCTCATAAATATAGACTTCTTTTCCACAGACTTGTGGAAAACTATGATAATATTGTGGAATAACTTGTGTAATATGTGGAAAACCTCTGACCTTATGTAACCTTAGCAAGCAGACTATCACACTCGGAGCATTTTGTCAAGCACCCCCGCACAAAAGTCTGAGAACCCACACATAAAAATCACAGAACTTATAAATAATGCTTATGAGACCCGCTTGACGGACGGTGGGTGATCGGTTATAATAACACAGTACGAGATTCACCTACGAGACTTATGTACTACAACGACTGCGAGTTTTCATACGAGAACAACAACGAGTTATATACATACAATCTCGACGAGATGTGTGAGTACATGATGCGAGATAATACACAATATAACATACAAGACGCATACGAGATTGATGACGAGTATGCACGAGATTCATGTGATTACAACGAGATGGCGTACAGACATTATGCATAATCATGTACGAGATATGTGTGCGTTGCGAGATACACATGCACACATAGTATCATATATGCTATAATATACACACAACGCACGAGATTCTCATGTATACACAGGCACGCAAACGCATGGTAAGTGTAACACTTGACATTGAGTGTTATGATGACCTGGACCTGAAAGGTATCGACTGGAGTGATACTTTAGGTCTAGAAGGTGATGAGAACGTTCATATTACCATCGAGGAGTGTAAAGATATCTTTTAGTCTTCCACTTCCCCGACTGGCACACGAGGGCATTAGAGACCCTTATAAGACCCATAGAGAGTGCTTATGAGTGTGCCAGTCGGGGAAGTGGTTAGAAAGTATTGACTTTGGGGTTGATGTGTCCTATGTTGGTTTCGTGGTCGGGGAAAGTAACATTTTTCTGATCACAAGTTGTTAACACTAACTCATCATGAATTACACTCTCAAACAACTTCAAGATCGTGTCAACAATCTGGTTGAAATGTATGGGGAAGATGCACATTGTGCCGCATGGATTTACACTGCCGATGATTGCACAATCGATGGAAATGACGGAGAGAAAGAATTTCCAGCAGAAAATAATCCTGAGTTAGCAGAAAGAATCTTCAACGATATTGGCAATATTGATTACATCTATCAGGTAATTCAGGAATGCGTAGATGAAGTGACTGAAGAGCAATATATGCTTCAACAACAGGAGTTAGTGTAAACAATATGTGCCAATAGTTTTGGTGGCATAGTAAATGAGCACTGTGCCTCAAATCGTGTATTGTAGTTAAGTCTTCAGGAATTCGTCTCATGCAAGGTTACAACGGTTGGGCAAATTACGAAACTTGGAATGTTACTTTGTGGATGGGAAATAATCAGTTTCTTTATAACACTGCCAAAGCATGTGTAGAGTTTGTGAGTGATAACGAAACACCCTACGATAAGTTCATTCGTTGTATGCATAATATTGATAAGTTTGAAACGTTGGATAACGTACGTTGGGATGATGATAACATTAATCGTGAGGAAGTTGTGGAGATGATGATGGAGTTGTGACAATAGTTTTAGTGTCACAGTAAATGAGCACAGTGCTCAAAATCGTGTATTGTAGTTAAGTCGTCAGGATTCCCCCAATGATTGTTCCTTTCTCCGAAGTTTCCGTGGGTTGCTCACTCGTTCTCAACAGAGAAGCAGGTGTGAAAGTATCATCCCGCACCGCAGATATTATCGTCGGTGAAGTTAATGGCAAATCTATTTGGAAGAAAGTATGGGTGAAGCAAAAACAAAATGTTGTTATTGCTGACCCTGGTCAGGGTATTGTTCTCACTTGGTAATCACTAACTGTTCCTTTGCTATTTGATTATGTTTGATGCAACTTGGTCTGAAATTGTTGATGCACCCGGTGAGATCTACGATGTCATCGAATATAAAGAAGAATGGGAGAAAGATGATAAGTTTAACGTAGAAGATTATCTCAAGGCTAACATCGACTATTGAGAACAATGCAATTCCAAATCACTGACATTTCGTTTGATTGTTCACTCGATGATGATGATTGGACCAGTAAAGATCAACTCGAAACTGAAGAAATGCTGCCCAAATCTTACATCGGCACCATGTGGGAAGCAGATGATGAGGAAGATCTAATTGAAGAGATCACATGTGCATCAGGTTGGTGCATCAAGTCCATTGACTATCGTATCATTCTGAAATGAGTTACACTATTAACTTAACTGATGAACAGTTTGCTATCCTTCAGAATCTTGTGAATGAAGGAATGGAGACTATTCTTTCTCCCTACGATAACATCAACCTCAACGAAGATCAAGAAGAGCATATCTCTAAGATCTTAAGTGTTGTTGCCTTCTTCAATTCTCACAACATTCTTAACTGAAACTCATGAACCGTGTCGATTCTCAAGTACTTTTATTATTGAGAATCGCGGCCGCGGGTGGACGGTTGCACAACCTACACACAAAATGGGCACGGGGTCCAAAATCGTGTATTGTAGAAGGGTCAAAGGAACACAAGCAATGGCAACTCCAATCTTCTCACTTTCCCCCGAAATGCAAGCAACTTGGGATGACATTATGGGTCAGATGATGGCATTCGTGAATGACACAAATGCCGACATCGATATGGCATACGATTGGGTATGTGAGATGCTGGAAATTGATTCCTTTGTTGATAACGAAGGTGCATGGAATTCTTTCTACTCTGTGTGGGAATCCTGCGACAATCGTAATGACCTCCGAAACATTTACATCGACTGATGTACACTGACCCTTGCACAATCGCACTCCAAACTGACAATCAACTTATGGCAATTCACGAAACTAAGTTTATCATTTCCGGTCGTTTTGAACGTCCTAATGGTCACATTATGCGTGATGAGTTAGGTTACATTGCTGCCACTAAAGAGGATGCAATTGCTACATGCCAACGTCTCAATCCTCACTTTCACATTCACACTGTGAGAGAGGATCATAGTGTGCCTGAGGTTGTGAGAATGCAATCCCTTATTTGACACTAACTCATTCGTTCCTTCATTAACATCATCATGCGTTATTCTGTTCACTGCCCATCTGCACCCTACGAAAATTCTTCCTTTGTTGATATCGACGATGCATGGGGTTTGTGTCTAGATCTCTCTGAAGAATTTGGTTATGCCGAAGTTCGTCAGGGTGAACATCTTCTAGGAAGTTACACAAACGGTCAGTGAGTTTCTATCACTAACCGTGTCGATTCTCAAGTACTTTTATTATTGAGAATCGCAGCCGCCGGTGGACGGTTGAGCAACCTACACACGATTTTGGCACGACCCCCAAAATCGACTATCTTAGGGGAGTGGAGGGGACAGCACCCTCCCAAGTCCTTTCTCTTCTCTCTCATGCGTAAGATCGAAACCCAGATGATTGCCGCAATCAAGAATAACATTGATTGGAAATCTGCAAACACTGAGGTAGTTTCTCAGCAAAATGGTGTCTCTTATGTGTATCTCCACGGCAATAAGATTGCTGAGGTTGGTGATGACTTTCTCAAATTGTTCGACGGTGGTTATCAATCAATGACCACAAAATCCCGTCTGAATGCACTTCTTTCTGAGTTTGGTTACACTTGCGGAACCAAGCAAGAGTATGTTTTTCAGAAACAATTTGAGTGGTTCATTCAAATGTTCGACCTGACTGAAAAGGCAATGCGTACTATTCCTTTCACCGACGGAATGCGTTTGGCAGGATGACAACTTTGGGGGTTAAATTCCCCCTCAATTGTTTTCACTTTATCATCACAACATTATGAAAAACCTTCACATCGAACACCCCGAAGATACCATCCTCACAGGTGATCTTTCTGTCTTAGATTCTTTCCTTTCTGAGGGTTATCTTTCCGTCAAAATTGATGGTGCCCCCGCTATAGTTTGGGGCACTAATCCTGCTAATGGAAAGTTCTTCGTTGGCACCAAATCTGTCTTTAACAAAATAAAGATTAAGATCAACGAATCGCATCAGAACATTGATGCTAACCACGTTGGCAATGTTGCTGATATTCTCCACAAATGCTTCGATTATCTACCACGTACCGAAGGCATTTTCCAAGGGGATTTTATCGGTTTCGGTGGATCTGATGAATACACTCCCAACACAATTACCTATAAATTCGATGACATCGTAACTGAAGAAATAATCGTTGCTCCACATACCTTCTACACTGCAGAGAGTGACTTAAGAGATGCAATCGCACACCCGATGAAGTTCACTATCACCGACACAGTTTACTGTAAGTTTGTGAAACCCCGTGCCCGTATCTTCTCTGGCAATTATATCACCTGTGCCGGGTCGTTTGATGACATCTCCGAACCCATTATGTTTGCTAAGGTAATCGCACAAAATGTTCACTTTGTGGATGATAAGCAAGCAAAGAAGATTAAGCAGCAACTGAATAAGTGCATCCGTGAGAATACACCGATTGATGATAATGCTTTCGATTGTGATTACACTCTGATTGCATTCTGGAAACTGGTGCAATCTATCAAGGATGATGCACTTTATCTCTGCCGTAATGATGGACCTGAAGCATACATCGG